GATGCCATAGATGAAGTCCACGCCTTCACCACCGGCGCCATTCTCGCGCCGAAACTCGTCATACTGCCCAGGATCAGTCAGCCTGGCAGCATGTTCCATCGGGTAGGGCCGTTGTTGATCCATGGTGCGATCCATCTTTGCTACCAGACTATCGGCCCAGCTTTTGCCAGGGTCACCGCCCCATGCTGCCCATGCCACACGACCGGGTGATGGGTAGCCATCTTCACCAGGGCTGAACCCTTCTGCTTGCTTATCTACCTCATGACGCGCGAACCACGCGGACATGGTGACGATCGTGTCATCGCTTAGCTCATTACCACTAAGGATCTGCGTCGCACGCCTAGCAGCTACCTCAGTGCCACCCTTGCGACCTTCTGCTTTCCAGTCGCGGTATCGCTGCGCTTCTTCACGCATCCCATCAGTTGGCATTGCACTCATGGCTGGTCATCCTCCAGTGGTGTAGGTGTCATGGCTGGTGCAGCAGGTGCCATATCCTTCAGGATGTCCAGATCAAGCCGTAGCCCTGCATCCTGTGCTGCCTGCTGCTCACGTGCTAGTTCTGCCACGTTGTCATCAAAATCACCGCCGCCAGTATTTGCAATGATCTGCGCTTTGGTCATGTAACCAGCCTGCTCTGCTTCGCGATATGCCTTCACTTCCTTCAGCGGGTCTACCCAGCTCCAACCACGGCTAAGCCACCGTGGACTGTCATAGCGTTCTGGTCGCAGTTCATAATCACCTAACGGCAGCTCACCTGATAGCACCGCTAGATTCAACCACTCGCGATACACCCGCATGTGTAGGTTTTCGATCAGGTAATTTTGCACTACGCGCCAGTGTTCGCGGTCTTCCAGCAGGCTAAGGCGGCTGCTGCTGTAATTGGTTTCGCTAAAGTCACGACTCAGCGTCTCATAGCTACAGCCAAATCCTGACGCAAACCGTCGCACCTTATTGCGGACAAACATATCAAACTGCTGATCTGGTGCGTCGATGTTTGGCACCGTCACCGATTCGCCTGGTGCTAGGTACTTAAATGTCCCAGGTTCAAACTCCGTGATGCGTTGACCATCATCAACTGCATCAGCCATTACCTCACCTTCATTATTGGTAATAAATCCCATCAAGCTAGCGCCAGCGCGTGCGCGGATTACTGCTGCTTCTTCATAACCTTGCAGCTGATGCGCATCTGACATCACCGCATGAAACCACGGCACACCACGATTCTGCCCAGGTCGTTCTGGTAAGAATAGGTGGATTACATCATCAGCCGGCAGAAACACATGCTTCTCATTGCGTTGTTTGCTGTTCTGAAACCAGTAATCACCCGGATGCCTGGTCAGCAGTGCATAACGCACCGGACGACCCCATTCGTTTACTTCAACGCCATTACGCCATTCATTACCAGCCGCCAGCGTGCCGCCTTGATATTCCTCATCGAGCATGTCAGATTCAAGCATCTGCAACGCCAGCGGCACCTTTGAGCCGCCGAATGATTGCCGCACGATCCTGAATAATGCCTCACCACTTTCTGGCAACGCACCAGTTGCTAACCATTCCAGATCATGGAAGCTATAACGTCCGGCAACATCACAATGCTCCTTCCTGCACCACAACCGCCATTTTGCCTCAATCAATTTATTGATACGATCATCACGACGGTTGCCGCGTACCATCATCACCTGCGATTGCAGTTGCACACCAGTGCCGATTACATTGATCTGCGTGGTACGTTTTGCCTGCTTTGCATATGGGTTGTTCCGTACCATTTCGCGTGAACGATCACGCAGTTTCCGCAGGCTGGTGCGGATTTCAGCGTCAGCGCTAGTCTGCGTCGCCAGCCAGTCTGATGTAAGCCGGCTGATCATCGCGCCTTGATACGTGCGCCGCTGCCGCGGTACCGTTACCGTTGCCCGTGGCTTGCCAAAGCCAAACGCATGGCGGATCGCATCTCGAAATCCCATCGTTACCGCCCAAACCTTACAAACAGGTTACGTGGATTTCCCATCCCGTTTGCGATCATCTCCGCCGACCGCTCACGTGCTACCTCAGCTTTCAACCTAGATTCCAGCATTAGCAGATCGGTTAGCTCCATGCGCTTCAGCCGGCGGTTGCCGATGGTGTACTCATCAACTGCACCACCGCTGATCCGTGCGCGGATTGCAGCCTGTACAGCATCCAGATCTTGCTGCGCTTGGGTGCGACCATCAAATGCAGCAGGGCTGCCGGTATATGCCAAACTTGGCAGCAGCTCGATGGTACCGGTGCCGATTGTCGTCAGCGCACCGCCAGCGATAGCCTCAGCAACCGCTTGCCATGCGTAGCTAGCAGTTGCGGTAATCGACTCGTTGATTGTCCAGCTGAAGCTCCACCCGGTACCTGATGCGCTGCCGGTCAGTGTTTCACCCGCGCCGGTAGTAGTACCACGCAGGTAGTACCGCAGCAGGTGCGTAGTCGAATTGATCCCATCACCAGTTGGGTCATCAACCCAGGTGACTGTGTCCAGATTCCGTGCGCTAGCGGGGATCTTCATACCTCGATTCTACGGTCACCACCCATGAACGAATCCACCACGCCGTGCCGGTCGCGGCGGTGCTGCTGCTGGCGCAGCCGCTGGTGGTGCTATGCGCTGCGGTTTGGCTGGTGTTGTCAGCTGCGCTTCGAGCTGATCCCACATCGTCGCGCGGTTGTAGCGGCGCGTGACAAGCTGCAATGCTGCATAGGCCATCCTGGTGCAGTCACCACCTTCATCCCGTGCGCCAGGTGGTAGCACCCAGTGGTAGGTGGTCTGGCCCTTATCACGCCTTGGCATTCGTTTCCATGGGAACAGCTCATCAAGGAACTGATCCGTCGCTGCTTCGCCAAGGTGCAGGTAACCCGGCCCTGGTGTTTCGTTTCTGAGCCGGCCCTGCAGGTGATGAACGCTAGCGTCATAACCCAGTGCATACAGCAGCACACCGCGTTTGGTCACGGCCTGGTTCCTGCGGTTGATGTCCACCGGCCGGCCTTTGCCAATCAGCGGTGATCCCTTCTGGTGTGCGCCCTTCATCGGCACCCATTGATTGGTACGGGTACGGCACCACTCGCGCACTTCATGTGTGGCATAACCACCATCATCGATCGCGCCCATTGTCATCCGCAGCACTGACCCATCAGCACGTCGCCAATCTGTTGCTGCGATCTGATCCAGCTGCGCCAGCGTTTCTGGTTGTTGCGGGTCGCCGTCGATCTCCCAATGCCCCAGGTGCCAACCTTCCTCGCCGCGGCCCCATCCCCAAACGGTCAATACCAGCCGCTCACCAACAGTGCCGCCACCGCCTTGCACGTCCACGCCAGCGGTAACGAGCATCACGCCATCGGGTACGGTGCCGACTGGGTAGCCGTTGCCAGCCTGCAAGTCCTGGCGGCGCTTCGCCAAGCCATCGCCGGTCAATTTGCCGCTGATGCTGTCCTCCCATGGTTCACCCAGCACTGTGTTATGGAACGTCTGCATAGCGTCCGGGTCGCCGCGGCGCATGTCATCCAGCGCTTCAGCATGTTCCCGCACCAGCACTGCCCAATCAGCAGCGGGTGAGTAGCTATACGCTGCCCAGATGTGATAACTGCGCAACCCAGGTCGTTGGATCAATTCGCCCTTCTCATTGCGGCGGTTTGGATCTGCAGTTGGACGCCATTCGCCGCGCGCTACCATCCAGCGCTTTTTGCTATGCGGGATCAACTCCGCGCAGTTCTCGCATTGATAGCAGCCAACACCAGGCCCTTCCTTCACCATCTGCTCCCATCGCAGCACCTGCATCGCTTGGCAGAACGGGCATGGCACGAAGTATCGACGCTGATCACCCAGCAGAAACCACTGCTCAGTCTTGCCACCCTTGAAGATCGGCGTCCCGCCTAGCCCGATCTTTCGATCCCAGTAGTAGTCCGCTCGATTGCGGCCCAGCTTGATTGGGTCACCTTCATCCAATCTCGGGTAGGCGTCTACCTCATCAAAGAACACCACCTTCCGTGACTTGCGCCGGAAGCTGCGGCCGCTGGCAGCATTCACAATGTCGATCAGCCCACCATTGGCCAGCTGCTTCAGCAAGATCGTGTTACTCGCCGTGTTCCTAGCCTTTGCTTCAGTGATCAATCCCCGCAGGCATGGCGTGTCCTCAAACAGTGGTTTGATTTCCTCCTTGCTATAACCTTCCGCGTCTTCCTTCACCGGCTGCACGATCATCACCGGACTTGGATCTTGGTGGCTGTAGTACTGGATCGCAACACCCAGCATCTTGGTCCATCCCACCCGTGCGGACTTCATGCAGGCGATGGTCTCAACCGATGGATCAGTGAAGCAGTCAAGGATCTCACGTTGATACGGCAGTGTGCTCCATCGGCCCTTCTCGGCTGCTGAACCGGTCATCACCGCAAACTCGTCGGCATACTCGCTTAACTTCAGCCGCGGTGGTGGCTTGAAGCCCGCCAGGATCTGCCGCGTCAGTTCACTCACATCAGCGGTGATCATTTCGTTACCTCCCCACTAGCTAGCTCCTCCAGTGCCTCGCGGATCAGCCCGGTAATCACTTCAATCTCATCTAGCTCGAGGTGAGGGATCCGTTGCCGCACCGTGCTCGGCACACCCAGTAGCTTCACACGCGTCAGGTTCACTGCTTGCGTCCATGCCTGCTGCACATCCTCGCGTCGCAGCAGCTGTCCTTCCTTGGTCTTGCGGTCCAGTTCCAGCAGGTTAGCCTTCTCATACTCCGACCTAGCGCGGCTGATCGTGTACTCAGGTAGTTCATCAGGTCGATGGGCAGGCAGCTGCGCTGGCATTGCCACAGACCGCACATTGCGTGATTCGCGCTTCTGGTTCGGCTGATGCGCTTCCGCCTGATGGGGTGATACCCGCGCCAAGTACTCATCCACCAACGTGTCACCATCAACCCGCAGCGGTTTGGCCTGCAAGATGCAGCTGCTGCCAAGCAGCGCACCGCGCTCGCATAGCTTCTCTAAGTTTTGCCTCGTGCATCGCCTGCCGGTAGTTGATTCAATCAGCTCGGCAGCCCTGGTGCTGTTGATTGGATTGGCCATTGCAACCAGCCTAGCCTGCGGTTGCAGCCGGTTGCAACTCAGCTACAGCAAGGCAAGCTGGGCGACGCTACTGCGTGACCACCCCAGCACCCGGCAGATCTTCCGCCAGCGCAGATCGCTGTAAAAGGGCTGCGCTCGATACCAAGACTCGACTTCATGTGCGTGCTTGCTGTAGTTGCATCGCGGGCATGACAAGACAATGTTGCCGATTGAATAAGTGCCGCCCTTGCTGCGCTTACGGGGGCCGCAACCTTAATGAGAATCA